CTTGATATGCCTCTCGTAATTGTTCCTTGATAGAAAGTTGTAAAACTTCGTTTTCAACCTTCTTCATTTCCACTTTCAACACCTCCATTGTAGGTGTAGTGTGGTACTCTTCATAATAATTTAGGATCTCTCCAATGATCCATTTGTGCGCTTGGTTATCAAAATATTCCTCACTCAACACATCATTGATGTTCTGTAAGAACTCTTTGTGTGTAAGAAGTGATGATAATACTTTGACTTGAAACGCTGTGCCGTATGTTGCTAAGCTATTAAGTGTCATAACACAACCTCGTAAATGTATCTTTTAACCAAAATTCAGTGTTCTTTATAATATGATTGAGCCCATCCTCACTATATAGACCCATAAACTCTAAGATACGCAATTCATTAAGTGGTTCCAAAGGGAATTGAGAAAGATACTCTTTTTCCTCATCTGAAACCATTGGTTCTTCAAGGTCCATAATTTTTTTAGTGTTCTGGAGCTTGTCCCAATCTTGAATTACTCGTGCATACACTACACTTTCCTTGAGTCGTTCTTCGCTTAAATCAAATAACCTATCAAATGGCATAGGGCCATCTGCTAATTCAGGGAAACGTTTAAGTACCCCCTTTTTACCTAACCCTTTAATACCAGGTACTTTATCAGAAGCATCTCCTAATAGTACTTTATAGTGAATAAAGTTTTCAGGAACAATACCAAATTTTTCTTTTACAGTTCTAGGATCGTAAAATTCTCGTTCTATAGGACGGTAAACTGTTACGTTATCATCTACCAATTGGAGAAAATCCCTGTCACTAGAAACAATATAGGACTTAGTATTAAAACGTTTAGCCATGTCTTTTGACATGTAAGCTATAATGTCGTCTGCTTCTACTTTATCCATAGAAACTACCTTAACTGGGAGACATTTTAGGTATTGGATTAAGCGAATAATCTGATCTACTTTAGCATCATTCTCATCTCCAATATCTTCAAAGATGTCCCAGTTGGTAATTCTATTTAAGTTCCTACCCGTTTTGTATTCTGGGAGCAGGTACCTCCTATTAGTGGAGGCACCCACTCCGTCGAACACTATATATATTGAGGTTGGTTGTATTTGATTTATGAGAGCACCTAAAGAACGGAGGAAGCCTGCTAAACCACCTATGTGAGTACCGCTTGAGTTTACAAAATTTAATATAGCAAAGTTCCTCAAAAACAGGTTGAGTCCGTCTATAAAGACTACACGCTCGTGCTGTCCGGGCTTAGTTGGTTCTTCCCCCTGCTCAATGTTATTGAGCATCTTTAGATAATCTTTTTTATTCATTAGTCGGGTTCTTTCTCGAAGTGCGAAATATCTTGTACTTCTTGATCTTCTTCAATAATGTCGAAATCTACGCCCCCTAAAACTTCTCTCCAAGCTTCTGCATGGTCATTTTTATAGGATTTGATTTCTTTATCATCGTCATTAATGAACCCATGAGGTGTCATTACAATTTTACCTCTAGTAGTAACACCATTAATGTGGTTTTTATCAATTTGTAGATTAGTACGTTTAGCAAATTCAACCTGCTTGCCATCCTTAATTGCTTTAATCTTGGATGTACCTGCAGACATTACATTACCAAATGTTACCACAAATGTTGAGTCAAACCACATAGCATACCCACCTTTATTCATCAACTTAGGCTTACCCATAGGTGATTCAGGTTTGAGTGTCCACACCTTATTAATACAAACAAGTGTATTAGTAAATGGGCTACTTTCCTTACGTGAAAGTGTGATACGCTGGTTTACATTGTTACCAAACTGGGTGGACATAGCACCTGCGTTCCATTCATTATTATTCTTGTTTGACTTAATAGACATCTCACAAGGAACAGATCCAATTGAATCCCACAAGAAAAGCAAATCATAGGGAAGATTACCTTTCTTTTGTTCATCAAGCAAATCCAAAATAAATGCTGCTACGTCTTCAATAGAGTTAATAGTTTCTCTATCTACATAAATGAATTGCCCATTGTAATTTAGAACTTCTCCAGTTTCCTCATCTACTTCAGTATTCAACTCCAATCCCATTTGTTGGGCATGTTCCCAATTCCACTTCATCTCAGTGATAATAAACACTGGGAGGATGCCTCTCTTTTGGGCAGAGACAGCCGCCTCAATCAAGGCGGTTGTCTTGCCGGTATCAGAGTGGCCTCGGAGCAGAACAATATGTCCTGCAGGAATGCCAGGTATTGAAGTTACATCCTGGAATGCTTGAGAAAGTGGGATCCATTGTTGCGGCTTAAACTTAACATTTGAGTTAAGCATTTTTTTCTCTTTAAACTTACCAAGGTCAAAATTCGCCTTAAGTTCGTTAGAGACAGCCGCTGATAATGATGCTTTCTTTCCTCTAGGCATTAGCTAAACAATTCATCAAATTTATCAACTTTATTCTGCTTCTGGGGGGTCTTCAGAGCGTAGTTGTTTTGTGACCCCCCTTTATCAAAAGGGAGATCGTCAGTCTTTCCTTCATCAATAATGTCTCCTTCTTGTGCTGCCTCTTCAGGTGCTAAGAATGTTTGGAGATTATTCTTCATATCCTCAAACGAGTGACGTTTAAAGACCTCCATTGGGTTCTTTTGATCATCCAACCACTGTTGAATTTGATCAGCATCACCAAGTGGTGTTTGCTTAGTCTTAACACGAACAGAAGACTTATTGTAAGCAGTACCTGTAACGTCAGGACCAACTGTATCTACTGTGATGTCACGACCCTGATGGATGTCAGTGTAATCACCGATATCATCATCGTCTGCAAGTGAGAGGAAATCAAGGTAAGTATTCTTACCAAACTGCCACAATTTCACTCCTTCGTGCTCTTCACCACGAACAATAATTGGAGCGAATACACGCATCTTGGGGTCAAGCTTTTTAGCCAAACGCCAATTTTCCTTATCGCTAGTGTTGCGAAGTTGCTTCGCGAACTCAACGATAGGATCTTTTTCACCAAAATTAATAGGTGAAATCATCGTACGTTCACCAATCCCATAGTGGAAGTAAACCTCCGTAAAAGGATTAGATTTGTTAAATTTATTAGGAACGATACGAATTACCTGTTTGCCTACACTAGGCTTCCAGAACAGGCTACGATCGTTGCCTCCATTTCCCTTGTTTGTCTGCTGCAAGGAATTCAGCTTACTGCGAATTGCATTTAAGTCCATAATGTAACTAATTTTTTAATATAACTTTTGCGTAAACATACGAACGCAAATTTAGAATCCCAAATTTAATTTTACAAAGGATCAAATCTTCTTCTAGTAAATAAGGGGGCTTCGTCTGTATTTGTTAGTCCTGTTTCTGAGTCTCTGTCAACAGGATTTAGTCTCGGCTTATTTAATGTACTAGCATTTGCTCTTTTCTGGGCATTTCTGGTATCAGTCACAGAATTAGGAGCTGTGGTTGGTGAATTAGGGATTCCACCTTCTTTGTTAAATTTATCTAAAAGAAGAGGATCAACTTTTATTTTAGTAGCCGCTTCAGGAGCAGGATTAGTATCGCCCCCTTGAAGAGATAAACCACTTGTTAATCTATTAAGTTTACTAGTTTGAAAAGGGCCTTTAATTTCGGGAGCAATTACAACTTTACTAGTAGTATCTTTAGATTTAGGACGGGGTGGTACTGTGTAAAATACTCTAAGGGCAGGGACTGGAAATTGAATAGTTGGTCCATCTCCTGCTTCTCCATCTATACTTCCAGCTCTTAAAAATGGTGCAGTAGGAGTCCCATCATCAGTCGCTTTAAAACCTAGCTTTAAATTATTAACATTAGTTCCTGTAAGGGTTAAACCAAAGGTATTATCATAACTTCCAGTTTGAAAAGTTGACCGGGCGGCACGAGAATTATTACTTATAGTGAAAAATTCATCTGTTATATCACTTTCTGAAAAAGTACTAGTGGATAGTTTCCCGGCCCAATCTTGACCAGTTTGCAGGGGTAGGGTACTAGGTGTCATTGAAATCCTAAACTGAATACCCACAACAGTGGCATTTGAAGGGATTCCAAAATCAAACCCAGACCCTATAAAATAAAGATTTAGTGGGTTAAATGTGCTATCTAACCATGTTGCAGTCCCTTCATTTGGAGAAGCTAAATTGGTAACGTCAGTAAATTGATTACTATCATCTATAGTAGTAAACCTTGTCCAGTCAGAAATTAAAGTATTTGCAGGAGGTGATTCATAAAATATTTTTATTGCAGGGGAATCTTCTGTTCCCTCAATACTTATAGTAGCTCCAACTGAATTAACTGAGGTGAATTGTAAAGTAAGAGATTCGCTACTTTCTATTATATCTTTAATTAGGTTTGATTCAATTCCTACAAAATTCCCATCCCCTCCTATTTCATAATCTACATAAGAATCAGTTAAAGTTGTAGTTGTTTCATTACCTTTTAAATTAGAAGCAAATTGAAGGATATGTTTTAATTGAACGGTTCCTGTTCCTGTAGATCTTTTAGCTCTAAATTTATAAGCAATTCCAGTAATTTTAGATCCTTCAGGAATAGAAAAATTACCATTGTTATAAAGTTGAGTTAATGAAAGAATTCTACTATTTGTATCACATGTAGTTTCTCCGGTATTTCCTCTAGTTATATTATCAAGATTGACCCACGTGCTTGATGGGGCGTCTGTTGCTATCCCCCATTTTATCCATCCTGTATCTGCCATAGTTTTATTGTATTGTGATTCTACCTGAAGTTAATGTAATTGTGCCTGAAGAAAGTATACTTGAATTTATCCCTACTCCTGTTGGGGGTGGTTGAGTATAAAAGATTTTTATTGCGGGTGCATAAGAGTTCCCAATAAGTTGTCCAAACCCTGAACTGATTCCTATAGCTGTATTCTTAAATCCTAAAACTAAATCATCAGCGTTAGTAGGAGTAAGAGATAAATCAAATAAGTTATTATAACTTCCTGTGATATATCTTTGGGAAGAGTTGCCGGGGTCAGTAGAAGAATCTATATCAAACCATTCATCTGTGATGTCACTCTGCCCAAATGAAGTTGTTGATAATTTCCCATTCCAAGTTTGGTTACTAACATTAGAACCAGGTGAAATTTCTACACTAGCTTGGATTCCTGTGATAGTAGCATCTGAGGGGATACCTGTAGAATCTATAGTGTTAAATATAAAATAGGGAAGAGGAGATGCTGATGAAAGAAAAAGTAGTGTGCCAGTATTTCCTGAAAGTAGGTTTGTGATGTTTCCTAGCCAATTATCAGAATCATCTACGTTATTTCCAAATCTTAACCACCCTGTATTTTGGGTATTTGATGGGGGTTCATCATAAAAGATTTTTACAGCAGGAAATGTATCCGCTTCACTTCCTTCTAATACTACAGTAAGGCTATCAGGATTAGAGGTAACTTCAAGGGATATTCCAGGTATAACCCCAAGACCTTCTGATTGGAATCTTAATCCAAAAAGGTCTCCTCCACTACCCCCAAATGTGTAATCTTGAAAGGTAGTAGTAAGTGTAGTCGTATTTTGGGTAGATAGTATACCAGTACTAGTAGAAAATACCTGATGACCTAAAACAGGGGCGGTTCCAGTACCCGTGTATTTTGCTCTAAATCTATAGGCAAATCCTGTTATAACTGATCCTTCAGGGAGGGCAGTTATACGATTACTGTTTGATTCTAGTGTAAAATTTGCGGTCAATCCTAAACTTCTACCAATAATTGTTGAGGTGCACTCCCCATTATTAGGAGTAAGTAAGTTGAGTTCATCGCTCCAACCGAATTGGGGGTCTTGAACAGTCTTAAATCTTATCCATCCTGTATCAGCCATGTTATTCTCTTATATAAAGTTGTCCTGAGTTTATAGATAATTGGCCTGACCTTATAAGGAATCCTTCTCCAGGTAAGGCATAATGTATTGTAACAGAGGGGGAAATAAATCCGCTGTAAGCAGTAGGATCTAGGTTAGCCACTAACTCTAAAGTAATACTTGATATTATAGTAGTAACAAACCATTCAATATTATCTAGATCCGAGATAGTAAAACCACTTAGGTTTTGAAGATCATTAGCACCTCCATGAATTACTTGATCAGGAGAAGAAGAGTTTGAACTTACAACACCATAAACTTGTCTTGCACCAGTAGAAACCGAGGGAATAATAATCCTGTTATCTACTATAGCACTTATTCCTGATTCTT